AAAGGGAATTAGCGTTAATATCGGAGATTTTTTCTCTTTTGGTCAAATTTTCTATGAGATCACCGAACGTGTCTTCATGAGAAACATTTACGGTATGCCTGAACATAAAGACGGTGTAAAGTTAATCGGTACTCGAGCCCGCATCGGTCAATTCGATGCCCCGATATTTGGTCCGACCGATATATCAAATACGGATGTTGGTGCTGTTCAAGAGACTTTCATTCAGCAGCGAGGATTTGAACTGAATGCCGCCGAGGAACCGACGGGCGACGTCAGAGATCTTGTTCGGAATGGAGTTTTGGATCCACCGTTGTCTGGACCTAAAGAAGTGTCGCCCATTGGAGATACGACGGGAGCTGGTTCGGCTTTCTATGATGAGGATTGACCTATGACGACAAGATTCGATGTAAAAGATGAAAAGAATTATGGGGTCCCCGGCGTCGTTTCTGGTTACGATGGTCTAAAGTCCGACTTTTCAATACCTTCTTGTGGCATCGAGGACGTCGATGTGGCCTTATTTTCTCTTTTTGATAAAGAGATACAACCGATGGTCGGCGGAAAAGATACTGCCGCGTTGCGTAAAGTTCCTGTCATTTTTGCTGCCGGTGAAAAATGGGCGTTGTTGAAAAAGGGTCGTCCGTTGAGAGATAAGAATAATTCGCTTATCTTACCTTTAATAACGATAATGAGGACCGGGATTGTTCAGGACATGGCTAGCGATATCGCGGGCCGCGGAATCAACCAACAGACGGGCGAGCTTGTGGTTAGAAGACGCTTGGATAAATCGGACCGTAATTACCAAAATCTAATTAATAGACTTTTTATAGAGAATCAGGCTAACGTTGCTGTTAATCCGACCGACCCGCAAATAGGAAATCAGATCGTAACAAATAGAAAAGTTGGATCTTTACGTAATGATTCTTTTGTACACAACGGCGCATTATTACAATTGAATAGGAGAAATAATGTTTACGAGACTATAGTGGTTCCGTCTCCTCAATTTTATACGGCTACTTACGAAGTGACGGTATGGGCGCAGTATACCCAACATCTCAATCAAATCATAGAGAAGTTATTATCTTCTTTTTTGCCGCAGGCCCAATCTTGGAAATTAAATTCGCCTAAAGGATATTGGTTTATAGCGACGGTGGAAGGTGGCAATTTTGCTATAGAGTCTAATTTTGACAATATGGCTTCCGAAGAGAGATTTATTAAAAATAAATTTTCTTTGAAGGTGCCTGCCTATATTTGGGCGTCATCTGCTCCGGGAGTACCAATACCAGTGAAGCGATATGTTTCTTCCCCTATTATAGATTTTAAAGTTGCAACGCAGTCTGTCTCAGATGTTTCATCTGACGCGCATGAAGAGTTTTTTGACGATTATTCTTTGGGAAGCGATGATCCAACATTACCTCTTGATGAAGGGGCAAATATTCGCCAAGATCAACGTCGTCCCGGTTGGCGCGCGCAAAAAGTAACTCCTTCGAATTCTAGAGAAGAGATCGACAACAACGATCCAGCCTTGACAACTTTCCCGCGGGGAATTAATCCCGGATTATATCAAAAATTAGAACTTGGTAATGAAGTTAAATATATAAAGATAATTAACACAAATCCCTCAACTGGAGAGACAATTTATTCTGCCTCCGATCTTGTCGGATTAAAAATAATAACGATAGATAGATAACAGTTTTTTAACGTATACTTATTGAGTGAACAACGTACACTGATTGTGAAGGAGAACGGTAATGGCTGAGCAGATTTTTAGGTCTCCAAATTTTTATGAGCGCGAAGTTGATTTATCGGCTCCTGTAACGGGAGGTCCTGTTGGAGTACCCGCTGGAGTTATTGGAACCGCGAATAAAGGTCCGGCATTTGTCCCGGTGACTTTTTCTAATTTCAATGAATTTATTTCTACATTCGGCAATTTAGATACCAAGCAATTCGGTCCATATGCTGTTAATGAATTTTTAAAAAATAGAACTTCTTTGACCTATATGAGGGTTTTAGGAGCAGGTTCTAATTCTTCTTTGAGCGACATTAGCGATACTTTGTCAAATGGTACCGTGAAGAATGCCGGATTTTCTCTCCTCGGTACCCAAGCCGATGGTGACGGTCGTCATACCGAAGTTGTTCAATTCATAACAGCACAACATCAGGTAAATAATAACGAGGCGTATGGAATGCCTATGTTTACCGACAACGATACGTTCGTTGGTTCTGGTGATGTTGTTAATCTTATTCGCGGAATGGTAATGGTACCAAATGGCGCTAGATTAATGATATTGAACGGAAATGAATCTGTCCCAGCTCCATCTTCTATTAATTCGATAAATGACATTGCTTCAGCCGTTAATCTCAACGGTACACCCCGCGTCAAGATCTTGATATCTTCTTCTTTAGGATCTTCTTGGTCTTTCGATGATGGAGTATCTGGCCTCCGCGTTTTGACAGCTTCATTCGATCCTTCGTCTAGCGATTATTTTGCCAAGGTTTTGAATAAAGATCCCGATAAGTTTTATGAATCTCAGCACTTCCTAGCTGCCGACTTTGCCGTTGATAGCCAAGTTGCTTCTGTCGATGATTCGAAGTATGTTGCTCTTGTTTCTGGGTCGTCTGCGTCGAGCAGCGTTTCTGGTCTTAATTTCAGAAACATATTTGGTTCTTACAATGCTCGTTATAAGGCTCCACAAACGCCGTTCTTTATTTCCCAACCTTTCGGTAAAACCGAACATGATCTTTTTAAGATTGAATCTATCGATGATGGAGAATACTCCAATAGTCTTTATAAGATTTCTATAGCAAACATTAAAGCTTCAGCTGATCCTTCGTATAAGTATGGAACTTTTAATTTGCAAATCAGAACATGGGATGACACAGATGTTTCTCCTGTGATTATTGAACAATTCACTAATTGCACGTTGGATCCTGATTCTGACAATTATGTCGCCAAGTTAGTCGGTGATCGTAAGGTTTATTATAACTTTGACACTGTCGATCCTCGCGAACGTCGTCTTGTCGCAACAGGCAAATATTCGAATAATTCGAAATATGTTAGAGTCATTATGACCGACGCCGTTGACAGGAAACTAGTTCCTGAAATCTCTCTACCCTTCGGGTTTAGAGGCCCAGGATTGTTGAAGACAAATGATAACTTGGCTGCTTTAGGTACAAATAAATCCTCTCGTTTGGGTGGAGCTGGTGTCACGGGTGCGACCCACCTAACTGGTTCAGTTCTTCCTCCTATTCCTTATCGTTATAAGGTTACTCGAGGAGAAGTTGCCGACGCCAACCAAAATCCAAGTTCAATAGCTGGATTTCCTGGAACCAAGGAAGTTACTTTGTCTTCCCTTTATTGGGGCGTTAAATTCGAAAGAAATGCGTCTAGCAAAGACAACGAAGTTCTTAATCCAAATGTTATAACTGAGAAAAATAATTTATTGAGATCCTTGACCGGATTTATGGGAATAGAGAAGCTTGATGCTTTACACACCGGTTCAAACACGGACGATTTTAATAACAACAAGTTTACCCTTGCTAGAGTCGCGTTATTCAATAATGTCTTGACAGATATCACAGCTTCGGCTGCAGCTCACATGAAAGAAACCGCTTATATTAGAAATGCCGTGCCTGATACCACGGATTATACGGTTTCTGATGGGGTTATATCCAATAGAATTACTTTGGCGACTCTTCTCGCAAAAACACCACCAGCTAGCTTCAATCGATTCTCTCCATTTGCGAAGTTTACAACTTTCATGTATGGCGGTTTTGATGGCGTAAACTATCTCGACAGAGACTCTAGAAGGTTGAACGATAAATCTGTTTCTTTCGACGGTCCGCTCGGAGGAGCCTCGGTTGGTTACTCTCCTCTTGGATTTAGCTCCAATACTTCCGGCGAAGGGAAAGACAATAATGGAGTTGCTTCTTACTTGTCGGCAGCCGACATCATGACAGATCCTTTTTCTGCGGGTGTCAATATTCTCACAATCCCAGGGATTAGAGAACCATACGTTATGGATTCTACCTCTATGAAGGTAAAAGACTACGGTCTTGCCTTACATCTTATGGATGTTCCTGCCTATGATGATGAAGATAATCGATTGTATGATGATTCATCTTCAAAACCAAGTATAAAGAAGACTGTTGATCAATTCGACGTCCGCGCCATAGACAACAACTACGTAGCAACTTACTTCCCTGATGTATTCATTGAAGACGCTACCAACGTTCGTCGAGTAAAGGTGCCTGCTTCGGTCGCTGCCTTGGGTGCCCTTGGATTCAACGATAGGGTTTCTTATCCATGGTTCGCCCCCGCAGGATTCAACAGGGCGTCTCTCGACTTCGTAACGAATGTAGCAGTTCGTCTTAACGTTTCCGACAGGGATAGATTGTACGATTCTCGCATCAATCCGATTGCCACATTCCCACGTCTTGGATTCGTAATCTACGGTCAAAAGACTTTGCAGGTTAGTAAATCTGCTCTCGACCGTGTTAACGTTCGTCGTCTTCTCTTAGAAGTAAAGCGAATTATTATTGGCATAGCCAATAAACTTGTGTTCGAACAAAACACCCCCGCGGTTCGAAATGGTTTCGTATCAAACGCTGTTTTCCAACTTAGCTTGATACAGACACAGGCTGGTATCGAAGCGTTTCAAGTTGTAATGAATGAAACAAATAACACGCAGGATGACATTGACCTAAATAAGCTCAATGGTCGAATCGTGGTCGTTCCAACCAGGGCTATAGAATTTATTGCAATTGACTTTATAATTACGAACGCTGGTGTTCAGTTCGTATGAAATTCTACGGTAACTATATAGTTAGAATCTAGATTGGGAGCTACATAGATGGCACAGCTAAAATTAGGCGCAGCAGGCGTAACAGCGAATGAAATAGATATTTCGGGTCCACTAACCCAACAGCCCACCGGTATTCCTGCCGGTGTAATAGGAACGGCCAAAAAAGGCCCGGCATTCGTTCCTATCACTGTTGGATTATTATCGGATTTTGAAGCTAAATTTGGAACTGTCGATAGCAAATACTTTGGTCCCCTTGCGGTTCTAGAGTGGTTGCGCAATGCGCAAGCAGTTACTTATCTTCGTGTCCTCGGTGTCGGTGACGGCTTGATGCGTCAAGATGCATCACAAAATTATCCTGGATCTGTCACTAACGCCGGGTTTGTTGTTGGCGAGAATCAGCCTTACGGTACAACTGGATCCCTTGGCGCAAATCCATATGCCAACGTCAATGGTGACGAAGGTCGTACTTATTTCCTCGGCTGCTATATGTCGGAGTCTGCTGGCTCTACTTTCTTTAGTGATGCTGGATTACAAAAGGTCGGTTCCAAGACAGCCGCTCCTATAGTTCGAGGCGTTTTGTTGGCAGCCTCTGGCGTTCTTTTACGACTGTCTTCTTCAGTGGCGTCACAAAATAGCTCTGCTCCTTCCTCGGCGCAGGTCGGCTCTCTTGCTGCTTCGCTCAAAGGAACTACTTTTGGTTCAGCCGTTCTTTTTGAAAACTCCACTCCAAAACAAGAGTTTGTTCTTCTTTTGAATGGACACAAGGGCACAGACGCCAATTATCCAAATGTCATTACGGCTTCTTTTAATACCACTTCTAACAAGTATTTTTCTAAGACCTTTAATACAGATCCTTACAAACTCCAAGAAGCTGGTCACTATCTATACGCTTACTGGGATGTTCCTACATCCGTTGCTGCGTTGACAGGTTCGGGAATCATAAACACTGCTTATGGTGCCGATGCCAATGGAGCCGTATACGGCGGTAAGAGTGGATTGGAAGTTTCGACTTTCTTGGTGACTTCTTCGATGGCACGTGACGAAGGTGACGAATATGTTCCTAACTTTGAGAATTTCCAAGATAGATTTGGTTACGCCAAGTCTCCTTGGGTTGTTTCCCAGAAGTTCGGTGGAAAACCCCAGAATCTCTTCCGTTTCCACGCTCTTGATGCGGGACAAGACATCTCTACGCTCTACAAAATATCGATTTCGGGTATCACTCCTTCTGCCGATCCGAACAACAAGTATGGTAGCTTTACCTTACAGGTTAGAAAATTTGAAGACAGGGATTTGAATTTTTCTTTGATCGCAAAAAATGAGAGCTTTGTTGTCGATCTCAATCCAACATCTAATCGATACATTGCCAAGGTCATCGGCGACTTAAATACCTATTTTGACTTCGATCGCGACATAGAAGAACAGAAAATGGTAATTGAAGGTAACTACGCCAATCGCTCAAATTACGTCAGAGTCGAAGTTCACCCTGATGTTGTCAATGGATTCGTCGATCCAGCAGCCTTACCAATGGGCTTTAGAGGTATATCTCACCTTGTGACGTCTGGATCTGCTTTGTTTAATACCACAGCCGACTTAGGCCAATCAGACGCAAACATCTTGCATAAATTAACGACACCCCCATTACCCTTCCGCAAAAAGACGACAGACGGCGTCATTGACAGCCAGGGGGAAACATATCGTACAGATTATTACTGGGGTGTGCAATTCGAGACCGTCAGCGATATCACAAGGCCAAATTCTTCGGTGGTCCCAAATGAATCTTTGAGGAGCTTCGCGAAGTACTTCCCGGATTTTTCCACCACTGTTAAGCCGTTTTTAGTTGGTGACAACACCGACGCCGCAGACACGGCTGAAAATGGAATAATCGATGCCGATAGGTTCTGTAATAACTTGTTTACTCTAGAAAACATAAAGATTGTTACTGGTTCCGCCGGAACAGTGGACGGTCTACAACTTGCCAAGGCTATATATGTGAGGGCTGGTGCCATCGCCACCGATGATTCGACAAAGACCAGAGCTTTCCAGATTAAAGATTTGGGAGCTTCTGATGGCGCGAAGCTTGCCAAGTTTAGCTTCTTGCTCCAGGGAGGATTCAACGGTGTTAATATCTTCGATCGAGACGAGTTTAACATTAACAACAACGCCGTCAGCTCTGATATGATCTATGTAAGCGGTCAAAATAGCCGTTTATTGAGCGAAGGACCAAACGTCAAGGCTTACACAAAAGCCATTGACATCATGAGAAATACAACAAATGTTGACATCCAACTCTTAGCGATACCAGGCATCAGAAATCCAATAGTCACAGATTATGCTACTGTCGCTGTCGAAGATAGATTCGATGCCTTGTATGTCATGGATATCGAACAATACACCGAAGAGGGCATGGAAGCTGCCAACGAGGTTAGACTAGCGAATCAAATACCTTCTGTCTCCAACACGGTTTCTAGCTTCGTTGATAGAACTGTCAACTCTTCTTTCGCGGCCTCTTACTTCCCTGACGTTCTTTACGCAGCTCCCGATAACAGCAATATCTTCGTCCCGCCGTCCGTCCTTGTTCTTGGGGCTTTGTCTCTTAACGATGCCGTAGGACATCCTTGGTTCGCCCCCGCCGGATTTACTCGCGGAGCTTTGCCACAGGCTGCCCTCGAAGCGAGAGTTAAGCTAAAACAAGAAGATCTAGACTCTCTTTATAATCAAAGAATTAACCCGCTTGTGGCTTTCACCAACGCTCCAAAGTCTGGTCTCAATCCATCTTCGGGCTTGGTCGTCTGGGGACAAAAAACACTGCAACTAGCAGCTTCGGCTCTCGATCGTGTCAACGTCCGTCGTCTTCTCATCGAGATCAGACGT